ACTGGAAGAAATTGAAAATCGTTTATCAATTCTTGTACCTGATAAAGAGATGTTAGAGAAGTACGAAGTGTTACAGGATATTTACAAACAGTACAAGGCCGCAGAAGCATTACTTTCTGGACCAGATATGGAGACAGAATGAAACATATTAGAGAATACACTTGGGTAGGAGTTGAAGTGTCAGTAAATTCAATTGCAATGCAAATGTTTAAAGATGAATGGCGACCCGATTATATCGTAGGCATAACACGAGGCGGATTAGTACCAGCAGTTTTACTTTCACACACTACTGACATTCCTATGAAAACATTATGCGTACAATTAGAATCAGATGGACTTGATGAAAATACTGAACGTAATGCCCTTATGGCTAGGGATGCATTAAAAGATAACAAGAAAATTTTAATTATTGATGATATCAATCGAGGCGGAGACGCAATGGAATGGATACAGAATGATTGGCAAGAATCAATGGGCATGGTAGGAGACTACAAATCAGAAGCATGGCATACAAATGTAAGATTTGCATCATTAATTGATAATCCAAATTCTAAAGTTCCGATGGATTATTGTAATGAAGAAATTGACTTAGATGAAGAAAATATCTGGGTGGAGTTTCCGTGGGAGAGTTAATAAGACGCAATCCCAAAAGAACACAAGAACGTCTATTAAGACTTCGTAGAATAGTAGGACCTGAAAAGAACCCTAAAAGAAGATTTGCATCTGATTTTGATAACGAAGATTATTTAAAATGGACGGCTATTTCTTCTGATAAGATAGATTATGAAATAAAGCCAATTGTAAAAGGTGCTGGTCGATTAGGTGAACTAGTAGATTGGTGTGATGACAATTGTAATGGAATATATGTTATAGGAAAATCAGATAAGATATATTTTGAAGATGAAAATGATGCGGCAATGTTCGCTTTGGTATGGAAATGAATGTAGTAAAAACAGATATTGATATTGATGTAGTTAGCAGAGATGACCTGTTGGTCCACTTCAAGCATATTCCAGCAATTATAAAAAAGAAAGACGATACTTATGACAAACATAACAGCGGTGTATATCTTCAGCCTATTCCATTTGACCAACTTACGGGTCTTTCATCAATTGATTATAAAGAGGCAGAAGATAGAGGATACTTCAAGTTAGATTTTCTAAACAATTCTTTATATACTGGCGTAAGAGACGAACAACACTTAGATGAACTAACAAACAAAGAGCCAATATGGGACTTGTTGCAACACGAAGATGTTGTTAAAAATCTCGCACACGTACACGCTCATATTAATGTTTTAAGAGTGTTGAAACCATCTAGTGTTATCGAACTTGCAGAAGTTCTAGCAATCATACGTCCAGCAAAAAGACCTCTCTTAAACGAGAGTAAAGAAACAATTAAGAAAGAAGTTTGGATTAAACCAACTGATGGTTCATATTATTTTAAGAAAGCACACGCAATTGCATATGCAGTAAGTATCGTGGTGCAACTTAATCTATTTTGCGAACAAGTTGAACAGAGCGCCTCTTAATTCTCTTTTGAATAATATTCGTTAAACTCGTTTCTGGTCCCCAAAGAACTTCGACATCTTTAGAATTCATATTCAGAATACAATTTTTGAATGGTTCAATTTGAGAACGTAGAAAAAGGTTTATAGGAATCAATCTATTTGATTCCCACCACCATTGTTCGCCAAGTTCTATAAAATGCTTTCTTGCTTCGGCAGTATTGATTATTTCGAAGTTGTACATTGATGTGATTGTAGCGTCACTGTTAATGATGATTCCAAGGTATTCTGTATATTCTTTTTTATTGCCATATTTAACACAAGAAAAGAATGGATAATTATCCTGTAGCCATTTTATTTTGTTTTCGTCTTCCATAAATTATATTTATGCATCCTATAAATCACAGTCTGGAAGATAAATACATACATGATAAACTTTAATTTATACCAATACCAACGAGATATAGAGGTTGTTGTCTTAGATAGCGACAACAACGCAACTATGTCTCAATACCTGGGGAATATGCCAATGTACGATACTACACACAAACTGCATAAGGGTATCGACAATACTCTTAGATTTAAATTTAGGGACACAGATAGAAAATCTGTAGACCTTACTGGAAAAACTGTTATATGGAAAATGTACGACAGAGAATCAAGGGAAAATGTTCTCTTTCGATATTTAACAGTTACTAACGCAACTAAAGGTATGGCAACAGTTGCCATTGCGACATCAGATACAGTCTTACTCCCCGAGGGCTTTTATCAATTCGCAATGTACACTGTTGAGAATGGTGTAGAGCAAATCATTTATACAGATGTGAATGACAATGCTCACGGCGTAATTGAGGTACTAGATGATGTTTATCCAGAGTTCTCAGACTCACAGTCAACATCAACATTCTTTGATGATGGTAGCAGGTTTATCTCTACTGTATTTGATGGTGCAGGTGATACTATCAAATCTAAATCTCTTCACACATTTGCTGTATATTATACAGGATTTACAGGAGTTCTAAAGATAGAAGGCGATTTAAGTGTTCAGCCAAGTTCATCGGATAATGATTGGTTTGACTTAACACCAGAACTTATGTATGACCCGAGCATTACAATTAATAATGAGACTGGTACACAAGGTTATGTTGTTCGTTCAAACGTTAATTGGCTTAGAGTTACCTACCCAAATACAGCAACAGGCACAATAGATAAAATTTTGATGAGAAACTAATTAACCACTTGACTTTTAAGTTCCAATACTGTATTATAATTAGATGGAACTACAACAAACTGTTTATCAATTCATTCCCGGTAAGACAAGACAAAGTTCAGGCGGTTGGCTGAGTTTTAATTGTCCGTGCTGTATCGACCAGGGCGAGGCTCGTTCTGATACAAGAATGAGGGGTGGATTGAAGAATGAGGGTGATTTAGTATCATATCATTGTTTTAACTGTGGTATAACTGCATCTCATAGAAAAGGTCAAGTCATAAACAAGAATTTTGTTAAGTTTATGAGATTGCTTGGTGTTCCTGAGAGTGAGATAAAAAGATTACAGATTGAAAGTATAAGAGAAAAAGAGTTATCAGATGGTCCGTGGGTGTTTACATCGAAAACACAAACTACTAGAATACCATCATTTCCTGGAATGAAGTTGCCAGAAAGTTCAGAATTATTAGAAGATATAATTAACAAAGATAGTCCACCTGAAGGTGCAATTATGGCGGCAAAATATCTACTTGATAGAGGTTTATATGATTTTGTAGATACTTATTGGAGTAGCACATTTGGATTTAAGAACCGCATCATATTTCCATTCACACAAGGTGATAGAATTGTCGGATTTACAGGAAGAGACATTACAGGTAATTCAGAATCTAAATATATGACAAAGCAACCAAAGAATTTTTTATATAATTCTGATAAGATTAAAGAAGATAGAGAATATTTGATTGTAGTTGAAGGAACGATTGATGCCGCAGTCTTAGATTGTGTTGCTATAATGAGCAACGAAGCATCACAGAAACAAATTGATTATATCAATCAGTTTAAAGGGGAAGTTATCGTATGTCCTGACAGAGATAACGCCGGTAAGAAGTTAATATATCAGGCACAAGAAAATGGTTGGAGTGTTTCATTTCCAATCTGGGAAGACCATATTAAAGATGCGGCAGATTCAGTAAAAGAGTACGGAAAGTTATATACTCTGAAATCGATTATTGATGGTCGCATAAGTAATAGTACAAAGATAAGCGTAAAAACAAGAATAATGTAAATTTAAAAGTCACATCGGCAGGAGGGACTCATAACGACCTGCTATTAATAAAAAGCGTAGGAGCATAATATTAACATGAAAAATAAAGAGATTAAAATTAAAATTAACGTGATACCAGAACCTAAAGAAGCACCGACGCCACCGCCGATGCCACCAATGCCACAACCACCAGCACCACCAAAACAACCTGGTGAATTCTTAAGGGAAAATGGTGTGTTACATATGGACAAAGAATTTAACCAAGACAATTGTATGCCATTAGTTAAGATGATTATGGAATATAACTTGATGCCTGAAAAAGACGCACCAAAAATTATTCACTTGTATATCAACTCTCCGGGTGGTTATGTAGATAGTTGTATGCATCTTATCGATGTTATCAAACAGTCACGTATTCCAGTACATACATATGGCATGGGTTCAATCGCAAGTTGTGGCGTTATGCTTATGATGGCTGGAAAAAAGGGACATAGATATCTAACACAAAATACAGCAGTAATGTCACATGAATTTAGTGGTGGAACTAGAGGACAGTACCACGATATGTTAGATGCACAATCTCATATGGAATGGACAAATCAAAAATTACTTGAACATTATATGAAATGTACTGGGAAGAAAGAGCCTTATATTCGTAAACATATGTTAGCACCAAAAACTGACCATTGGTTAACTCCAGAAGAAGCAATCAAACACGGAATTGCGGATAAACTAATTGAAACATATTAGATGTTGACAAAGTGTCTAAAAACTTGTATAATAATATAAACTTTCCAGGAAACTAAATGTCAGAAGTCAAAAACTATTCTCCAGACTTACAAAGATTATTTGTTCAATTTATGTTGACAGACCCGCAGTTGTTTACTAGAGTGATGGGCATAATTGATGAACGCCACTTTGATAGACCAAGCCGTGATATTGTGGGCTATCTAATAAACTATAGTGCAGAATATTCTACTATGCCATCTGTTGAACAAATAAAAGCAGAGACCGGGCAAGAGATAGAACTACTAGAGGATATAGTAAAGCATAATGATTGGTTTGTTGACGAGTTTGAAACATTCTGTAGACACAAAGCAATTGAACGAGCAATCGTTAATAGTGCTGATTTACTTGAAGAAGGTAAATATGGTGAAGTAGAAACAACCATCAAAGAAGCAGTCCAGATTGGACTTGCAAGGTCTTTAGGTACTGATTATTTCCATGACCCTAGAGCAAGACTTGAAATGCTCAAAGACAATAACGGACAAATTACTACAGGTTGGAAAGACTTAGATGATAAACTTTACGGTGGTATTAATCGAGGCGAAGTAACTATCTTTGCTGGTGGTTCTGGTTCAGGTAAATCTTTGTTTATGCAGAATATGTCATTGAACTGGGCAGAAGCCGGTATGAATGTTGTCTATCTTACTTTAGAATTATCAGAAGAATTGTCAGCAATGCGTATCGATGCGATGGCAACTGACAAGAGTACTAGGCGTATCTTTAAAGAACTAGATGATGTTGAGTTGAAAGTGAAGACTATTGGTAAGAAATCTGGTATGCTTAGAATTAAGTATATGTCTTCTGGTGGAACAATGAATGATGTTCGGGCTTATCTAAAAGAACTTCAAATTGTAACAGGTAAAACAGTTGATTGTATTTGTATAGACTACTTAGACTTGTTAATGCCTGCAACTAAGAAAGTTAATCCAGGTGATTTGTTTATCAAAGACAAATATGTCACAGAAGAAATTCGTAACTTTGCAATGGAATCTCAAACAGTTGTAGTCACTGCATCACAGTTAAATCGTTCAGCAGTAGAAGAAATTGAGTTTGACCACTCTCATATTGCTGGTGGTATCTCTAAAATTCAAACTGCTGATAATGTTATTGGTATCTTTACTAGTAATGCAATGAGAGAACGTGGCCAATATCAATTACAATTATTGAAAACAAGAAGTTCTAGTGGTGTTGGTTCCAAGATAAATCTAGTATTTGACAGAGATAGTCTTAGAATTAGTGATTCAGATTTAGAAGATGATGATTTAGCAGTTGGTTCACAAGATTCCCAAACTTCAAAAGTTATGGACACATTAAAAAGAAAAAACACGGTCACTGATACTATGAGTGACTCCGCTATTCCACCGGAGAAGACAAACGCCTCAAGGGATTTGAGAGCGATGTTAAAGACAAAAAAGTCTACTCCATTTGATGATAATTGATAAATACTGTTGATAGAGAATTTATCTCTTGGAGAGCAATTTTATGACTAAGAAACCACGTAAAAGTCTTTTTGAAGAATTAAACTCAATGGCGATTTCTAAGAATGAGCCAGAGAGATTCGTTGAACAAAAGGGCGAACATATTATTTCTGGTGCAATAAATCTAATTGAATTCATTCACCGTGAGTTTGATAATGATGTTGCAGTAGATTTATCTAAGCGTTTGGTTAATAGCATACGAACTGGCGACTTGAGAAAGTTTAAGCGAGGAATAACTCATGCTAAAAGAAAGTAGTAGCCTCGAACAGCAACTTGAAGAACTAAAGATTCTTTCTGGTATCTATAAGCCATACCAACCTGAAGAAACCAAGCAAGAAAATATTTCTTATACAGGAACTGAAAAGTCTAAGTATCAAAAGAAAAACAACATAGAACCAGGCACAAAAGAATGGTTTAAACTGTGGTTTGCTCGTCCTAAATTAACAGGTGAAAATCCATACGGGGATAAGTAAGATGAAAGTTGAAGATATATTAGACAAAGGTCGTCAAAGAAGATTTAGAGGTCCAAGAAAGCCTCGTAATAAACAAATAGGTTTTCATCAGAAGATGAAGAAACTTCTGGATAAAGCACTCAATGAAGAGGGCGCAAGAATTCAACATTTAGAAGACCTTATTCTAGGACTTGACGGACCAGCAGGAAGTGAAGGTGGTAAAAAAGCAATCGCTAAATTACATCAGATAGAAACTTCTCCTTCATCAATTAGTATCAAATGGGATGGCTCACCAGCCGTCATCTTTGGTCGTAATGAGAATGGCGAATTCGTACTTACAGATAAAAGTGGATTTGGTGCAAAAGGTTATAACGGCAGAGTAACAAGCAGTGATGACTTAGAGCAAATGTTTTTAAACAGAGCCAAAGGCGAAATTGAAGATAGCCGTAAAGCATTCGCAACACAAATGAAAAATATATGGGACAAAGTAGAGAGTGTTATTCCTGACGACTTCAGAGGATATTTACACGGCGACTTATTATGGTTCTCAACCCCTCCATCAAAAGATGGTAGACTTATATTTAAGCCAAACACTACAACATATTCAGTGAACGAAAAAAGTGAAATAGGCCAAAAGATTACAGGAAGTGATGTAGGTATTGTTGTACACCAATCAATTGATTTAGAAGGAAACAAAAGCAGTGTAGATATGGGGCAACTTAAAGATGGTAGAACATTTATTATGCCTCCAGTATATGTTACTACATCGCCTGGTGTTGACTTACCAGAAGTAGACAGATTAGAAAGTTATTTAAAATCAAATGCTAATGCAATTGATAAATTATTGGCAGTTCCAGCAGAATTAAAAATGACAGATTTTCGTAATATTCTTTATACATATATCAATAATAGCACAAAAACAGGTAACTTAGATAACCTAGGAGCGAGTTTTAGTCAATGGGTAGAAACATCAAAACTAAGTGGACCTAAAAAAGAAAGAGTACTTCAATACGCCCAAGAAAATAGCGATGGATTTGAAGCAATATTTACATTTATTAAAGGTGTAATGACAACAAAGAATAAGATTATTACAGCATTAGATTCTCAGCCAGCAGATATCGAAGCCAGTACAAACGGTGAAAGAGGTGGAGAAGGATATGTAATAGACAAGGACGTAAAACTAGTCAATAGAGCAGGTTTTACAGCGGCGAACATGAGGCAAGAGAGATAATTTTTTAACTACTAATAATAAGACCATGGGAAAAAGAGCAGTACCACACGTAAAAACACCAAAAAGAGGACAGAGGGCAACTAAGAAGAATCTGTCACACTCAACATTCGTATCAAAAAGACATCCTAACAGTAAAAGAGTTACGAGTGGAGCCCTCAAGTAAGATAAATACATATAATATGTAAGAACGAGGAAGTAATAATGTTTAGCGAGAAGTGTAAATTGCATTTAGATGAGGCAGATATGACACGCTGGCAACATTTTAAACACGCAATGGGTATTGCGTGGCGTTTGAAAAAGGCCGCACTGGCAGTATTTTTACACGCATTTGCGCCTAGGTACTTTAAAAAATATGCGAGTGATACTTGTAAAGATATAGTAAAAGAGAATTAATATGACGGATAATACAGAATTAAGAAGATTGATTGATGAGTTAGAACTCATAGAGCAACCAATTACAGAAGTTACATTAGAAGACTCACAAGATTTCCATGAAGAATATGGATATCTTGCATACTGCGAAGAAGGACTTTTTGAAGCAGAATATCAAGGTCGTACTGTTAAATTAAATAAACCTAGTGCGGGTGATGTTAAAAAATTCAAAGTCTATGTTAAGAATGATAAGGGCAATGTAGTTAAAGTTAACTTCGGGCAAAAGGGTGTTAGAATTAAAAAGTCTAATCCAGGAAAACGAAAGAATTTTAGAGCAAGACATAATTGCGATAATCCTGGACCAAAGCACAAAGCAAGATATTGGAGTTGCAGAAAATGGTAAACAAAGTTCAATTTGTTAATACATTATCTGAAAGTAGATTGTTCAGAACTAAAAAGATGGCGTCTGATGTTAATATTAATGATGCGGCAGATATAGTTTTTGTTCATTTTCTTATATTAAATATTTTTAATAAAGATTACGACTTTGCCCCATTGGCAGGAGATATAGCATCTCGTACTATGGTTTACAGAAACTTTGATTATTTCAGAACTAATGGTACTGATATGTATATGGCTCTTAATCGTTTAATGGGAAAAGACAACGATATTGGCGATGATGAAAAAGATGAAATAGCAAGAGGCAGACTTTCATTACAGAAAGCAGACATTTTGAGATTTTTACTTCATTATTCTAATAATAGAAACGATTCATCATTTGAGCAAAGATATCTATTAAGATATCAAAGAAATTTAAATGTCCAAGATGGTATGTTAAAGTCAGTTCGTAGACTTGTAGGAGATTGGGACAACTTGAGTCAAAATCAAAAAGCACTA